TTCGAATCTATCTACAAACGGCTCTGCGCTTGGCTCTCCAGTTACTTGTATTAAATTAGAATACAAATAACCCCTTACTAAATCAGCGGTAAGCTTAGAGGCTATTGCAAGTTGCGTATTTAATACATCTTGCTCATTGTCATTGCCCTCCCAAACATCTGTAATTTCAGCCTTACTTTCGTCCACTAAATCCATAAATAGAATCGATAAATTTAAAGACGTAGTATTTTCGGTAAGTTGCGCACTATTTACAATGATATGAGCTAAAGGATAAATAGTTTGCTTGCTTAAATCAATAGTAAAAATATCTCCAATGCTAACAGTATTAATGAAATCATTAGACTTCAAATAATCCTTTAAAGTTTTTACGACATAATAATATCCATTCATTATTTCTTATTTATCATTTTAATTTCCAAATTCGTTTTTTGCTTTTCAAACGTTAAAAATGTTAAGCACTGGTTAAGTGGAAGTTTTGAAATTTCATTAAATCTTCTAACGTCTCCTTGAGCGAGTGCATAGATGGAATTATACCACCCCCATCGTTTTCCGAATTGTGCTTGTTCACTATATTCATTATCGCTGGGTTCTCCTCCAAATAAGTCAGGGTATTTTTCAATAATTCTTTCCCTAAATGATAAAAAAAAACCATCGCTCCAAGAACTACGTCAACTGGTGCATCTTTCATTACCTCTGCATAAACATCGGAACCTTTATATTCTTCTATCGAATATCTATTATATTGCTTTTGAGTTATTGGTCTATAAAGTACCGCCATAGCTCTGTGCATATTATCCCAATTACCAACATAGGTATCAATATCAACATATTCCCCCTGTGATATTTCATCGAGATTAGGAATAAAGCCATATTCAATTCCACGCATTTTAAACGTGTTAATAAATTTATGCTTTGCCTTAAATAATGCTCCAAGTTGAGCTGTTATTTCAACTACATCTCGATGCCTAATATTAGCAACCTCCTTTAATTCAATACCGCAAAAAATTTGCACCATCTTTTGATGCAAAAATTCACTTTCTTCGTTTTCCTTAGCAATTTTTAAAAATTTCTGATACTTTTCTAAAGAAATTTCATTTAGGCTTGTAGGAACATTCAGTTCTAGCTTCATAATGTATAAACGTTAATTGTTGTTTTTTGTATTAGTAGACGAAATACTTGCCGTTGTTGGGATTAGATAGCTGATAGAAGACGTTGTAACGTATTGCGTCAATGGCGTGGTTAAAGTTATCGACCACAAGTCCAGATTTCTTATCAGAGTATATGTAGTTATTAAGTTCTTTTCCAATGTTTTGGGAGTTAGGTTCTATAATTAGCTCGTAGTCTTGCATAAGAGCAAGTCCAGCGGTAATACTTCCAGCTCCTTTCTCGGTTGCTATTATGTTACAGCCTTGAGATGAAAGCTCTGCGATAAGTCTAGGCTCAGCACTATCCGCTACGATTAAGCCTTTGCCACATATTCGCTTATTAATATGCCCTATCTCGCTAGTTGTTAGCTTAGGTTTATAGAGATGCTCTTTAATATAGATGCGCTTTTTATTCTTATCTATGGCTACTTCTACCAAGGTAGTCGGGTCTATTGAGAAACCAAAATCTTGACCAAATGATGTCTGCAAATTATCAGGATTAAATGGTCCAAAGCTCCAGTTAGTAAATACAACTCCCTCTGCTTTGTCTAACCAGCCTCCTAAAATCTGGTGCTGGTATTTCTTTTTATTATGCTCTTTAAGCGATTCAATTTGCGTGATGAATGAATCACTTAGATTCTCAATGTTATCTAGATACGTTGTATGTATGTAAGTTGTGTCTTGCTTTGTAATTGATTCGCCTGCCTCTACACCTTTTGATTCAAAGAATCTTTGGTAAATAAAATGCTCCTTTGTCGTTGGGTTTAAAATTAAAATTACCCTGTTCTGCTTTGTGTTATGCCTTACCGATAAATCAATTTTATCAAATACATCCTCATCAACTAATTCTTCAGCTTCATCAAGTACAAATGTAGTCACACCTGATAATGATTTTAAATTAGCGGTTTGAGTTCCCGATGAAGTCTTTATTCCTTTAAATAGAATTTTAGACTTGGTTTTAAGATTTATGATTTCATCTTTTGTAATTGAAAAATCATTCTCAAGTCCAGCCATTTCTATTTTTTCAACAAACTCTGGAATGATTGATATGTGAGCCGATACCAATGTGTAGCGAGTAAATAGTATAACGTGTCCGACTTCGTACGTTAAAAGCAAAAGGAAGGAGTTTAAAGCAAATGATTTGCCCGAACCCCTCCCTCCCGTAATTACAAAGTAGCGAGAATCGCTTTCAAATAGCGGAACGTATTTACTATTTAGTTCTATCACTTAAATTTAACAATATCTTTTATGTCGAAATCGTTAATCGTATGCACATTGTTTTGGTCTACCACTTGCTTAGGCATTCCGTACTGGTATTGAAAGAATAGTTTTACTGCCCAGTCTTTATGGTCTTCTAACGCTTGAGCTAGCACCGCAAAGGCTTTAGGCTCTAATGGTGTTAATTTTTCTACTAAGGATTGCTCCTCAGCTTTAGATTTACGACCAGCTCCCTCTCTTGCTCCTCCTCTTTTGTCTATCTTATCCATTGTTTTCGTCTTCGAATACGTTGTAAACCTGTCTAATTTGCGAAATATAATCTCTCCAGCACGAAGCACAACTAGAATTCTCTAAACGGAAATTGAATATTCTAAAGTAAATATCTGCTAACTCCCATTGAACTTGCGGAACTATTTCATTCTGTGGCTTCGAGAAAAACTCCTTTAAATATTCGTAGTCTTCTTGATTTAAGCACTGAGGCTTACGATAAGACCATAGCTGGTTTAATTTCTCTTTGCGTTCATCGCATCCGCAGTCCCAGTCAAGTGCTTTAGATAGCATCTCTACGCCTGCTTTAATTCCTGTAACGGTTGTAATCGCCTCAATGGTATCACCTAACCCCTGAGCATTTGCAAAAGTAGCGACCTCTTTAGGCTCTACGTCAATTGATTTTTTGTTTGATTTTCTTGCCATAACTTTAATTTTAATTTACATTTTTTAATGGTATTGTAAACGCTCATAAACCCTATGTTCGTTTCTCTTGATAATTTACGTATTGAAATTCGATTATTTACCCAAAGCATAAACAGCTTTTTATCGTACCAGTCCCAAGTATCAATAAACTCTATAAACGGCTGGGCTAGTTCTTCTGCAAGCTCGTTGCTTTCATCTTCTCTTAAACTATACTCAATGTCCTGAGTTACTTCTACCTTAACCACTTTCTTAGAATGTAAGTCCATCGTAAGGCTTCTAAGCGTATAGTAAAAATAAGCCTCGTTAATATCTTTGCCATAAACTTTAATATATGCTTCTTGGACTACGTCTTCGGCGTAATTGACTTCGCCAAACTTTTTTACAATTGAAACCCAGTGCTTATGCCGTGAGTAGATATGCTCCATTAGAGTAGATAAATATTTTCGGCTACTAATTTCCAGTAAATCTTATCGTCAGCTTTTTGGCAATACTCGCTAATCATTCCGCACATATAAAGGCAAAGCTCCCTAGCAAACATTTTATTACCTGTAAAGTAATAAGCGTTATTCATTAGCGATGCAGCTCTCTCGTCTGGTTTCATATTGATTTGCTTATTTCCCTATTAAGATACCACCTAGCTTTCTCAAGGTCTTGTCTTCTATTGCCTTTCTTATCAGCTCTTAAAATGTATTTGATTGCATTACCTAAAGCAAAGTTTAATTCGAAAGAATCTATAATATCTATTACTTCGATTCCTTTTCCTTGATAGTGTTCAGGATGATTAACTAAACTAAGTTTTTCGTGAGGTTCTACGTAGTTCATTTCGTTTTAGTTTCGCAAAGTTTAATGAAAAAAAATGATTAAACAAAATTTTTAAACATTTATTTCATAGGATTTTAGTAAAATGTTTATCTGAGTATTCAAAGTTTCTCTCTTAGTATCGTCTAACCTTGCCATTTGAATTCCGATTTTGTAAAAATAAAGCATTGCCTCCGCAGCGTCTACGAATTGCTCAGTCGCTCTCATGCCTTCCTCACTATAATCGCCACGAGGTAGTAATATTTCTACCACCTTATTTAGTTCGGTTAGTTGCTGATTAGTTATTGACTTAACCCTTTGCCTATTCGCTGGGTTCCCTTTCCATTCATCTTCGATAATATGAATTAAAGCCTGGCACATTGTAAAATAGGTTAGGGCTTTGTCTTTGTCTTCTTGCGTCATTTATATTTTTGGTTTAGATATTCTTTAATTTCTCGCACTCTTAGGAATGCTAATCTTTTAAGTGGGTCTATGCCAAATACAATTCTTTCCTTTTGCGATTTAAGGCACGAATGTAAGTCGTTAATATAAATCCCTTCCTTAAGCATAAATCTTTCGTTAGGTTTAAGTAATTGAGCGTCTATCCATTCGATAGCTTTAGTCTCGTTTGTCGTTAGCATATTAAATCTTTTAGTTTACATAAAATCCCTAGGCTTGTGTTATTGTCTCCGCCTTTTACATCCTTTCTTGCCTTGCCGTCTTCAACTAATTGCTTTATCTTTTGCTTTAGCTGGCTAGTCGATATTAAAATAGCTTGGTCTTCAGCCACTTTGTAAACGTAAAAGTCTGCTTGGCTTGTTGATATTCCGCTAGGCTTACCTCTTGACCAGTATTCAATGTAAACGTTTCCTGTTTCTACCGTTCTTCTATCACTTTTAACCTCTACTTTCTTATTAGTGACTAGCTCGTGAAACCAAGTCTCGCCGTCTAACTGCCCAAACTCTAAGTCAAACTTAAAATCGTTGTTAAAATTCATAGCCTAGTCAGTACAAAATCCAGCTTGACAACCTGAGCCAGTGCCAAAATTAAAATCTAATTGTAAACCTAGCGTTTTAATTTGCTCATAATTAATAGATGCCTTGTAATTATACTTACTATTGATTTCTTGATTAGAAAACCAACGCATTTTGTTATAGTTATCGTCCCAGTTTTTTCTAAGTTGCTGTACATCTTTCCAGAAACAGCCTACGCAGTTTGAGTCTTCAGGAAAAATAATAGACTTAGTATCCCAAAATTTTCTTACTTGATAGTGATGGACTTTCTGATTTATTAGCGGATAATTAGCTATACCCCAGTGAAAATCTAGCCATTTGTTTTGGGTACCTCTTTTACCTATTACAATTTTAGTGTTTAATTCTCTGTCCTTACCATGCTTCGCTCGGTGGTCTTCGTCGTATCTTATTCCTACGTTAGAAAATACTGGCTGAAAATCTCCGCATTCTGTATTACCGATATTATTATAAACCCATTCTGCTATTGGTTTTATTTTCATGTCAGTAGTGCAATATCTCATAGCCATATTAGGTACGGTTTTGCCGTGCTTTTTATTTACTATATCAAAGCTATCGCCTCGTAGCCAAATAATTTCTTTTCCTAATAATTGCTCCAAGTCAATAATTACATTTATTGTTTTATCGTCTTCGGCAGTTGCTATAAATTCTGGTTTATCTGAGCAATACTTTTGTAATTTATCGTTTACAAATTGTGAGATTTTCTTATCGTATGGAGCTGAATTTTTATCGTTTATGCAAACAAGTGAGAACAAATTAAAATCTGCTTCCGTATGCAAAGCCATGTAGCTTGAAGTCTTGCCTCCGCTTAGCGAGTTTATTGTTTTCATAGTTTGTTTATTTCAAATTCGATTCTAGGGTTACCCTTATCTATAAATTTATGCATTGTTAGCCTGTGGCATAGCCTATCATTCTCAATTGCTTTGCAATCTTGTAAACAATCTAGTATAATCTTTGCTGAATTGTCAAGGTCGCTTCGGTTTGATTGAAAATATACTAAAATTTCAATGGCAAATTTTTCTTTAATCGTCTCAATTTGTCGACCAGTTGCTACAACATATTGCCAAATAAATCGCTCTTCATATTCTTTAAGCTCTCGAGATTTATAAAGCCGATTATTCCCAATTTTATAACCGTTTGATTTGCTTGGAACTTGACCTAGTATAGTTATCATTATTCAATAGGTTTAATTTGTCCGTCTTCGGTAAGATACGCTTTAAAGTCTGCTAAGTTTTCGATAAATTCCCGATAACATTGAGCCTTGCAAGCCATTACAAGTTCATCCTTTGAGCTGTACTTGTTTATATTACTATTATAAACTCTTTGTTTGTCTTCTAAACTAGCCTCGTAAATTCCAAACTTTACGATGTAGTCGTATAGTACGTGTAAGCCTCCAGCAATCCAGTTCATTTTTATGTTTTTTTCATGGCATCTTATCATTTCTTGAGCATACATATTAGCTGAGTTAATCGCTGCCATCTTTAAATCTGCGTCGCTTGGTATTTCCTTTACCACTTCCTCAATTTGTGGCACGGTTATAGTCTCTTGCCTAGCGTAATCAATATAAGCTTTCATTATTCGACCAAAATATTCGCATGAAAAGTTTTCGTAACATTTAGCGTCTACGTTTAGCTTACCACTTACTGCCCAATCAAAGGCTAGTTTTATTTCCTCTGGTGTTTGGTTTCCAAAGTTTGAGCGTATAAAATTTAGTAAGACAAATTTCTCTTCCTCGGTTGGCATATTATTGCCTCTAAGGCCG